GTCAATGACATTAGGAACTATTCAATTCGTTCATAAATTTTATAGATAAACCTTGATATTATATGACAAATTTATTACTTAATATCACTTGACTTATCATTAAATGAACCTTATAATAACTTATTGATCTTTGATATCAGGTTGTTAACCGAAATCTTGGTTAACTTAAAATCAATAAAGTAATTAATAAATATCTTATCTCCTAGGGAGGTAATTGGTTCGATCTTAACGAACTAGACCACAATGTGTTGGCATTAAACTCAAAAGAAGTCTCAAANNGTAGTTCACCCGATGATCATTATGATCATGAACTAAAAGTCACTGACATTAGAAACTATTCTATAATACTTGTAAAACCTTTTGATGAAAAAAATAAATATTTTAGTTGTACCAAGTGATCGTACTGGTGTTGGGTATTTTAGGAGTACTAACCCTCACATTATTTTGGAAGAAATGTACCCGGAAGAATTTAGAGTGGATATTGATTTTGAACCAAAACTAAATGACGACGAATGGGTTTCACAGTATGATATTATTCATTATCATAGAACTTTAGGTCCTTATGAAGGGATGCAAGCACTCCTTGAAAGATTGGATAATCTTGGTATCGTTACCATCATGGATATTGATGATCATTGGGCTCCCGGACCACATCACCCAGCTTACCTGATAATCAAAAAAAACAATATTGATAAATTGGTTAGAAAAAATTTGGGTATGGCGCGAAATATCACCACCACAACCCCAATTTTTGCTGAGGAAATTATGAAGTTTAATAAAAACGTCCATGTTTTACCTAACTCTATTGACCCAACACAGAAGCAATATATCACTAAACCAGAACCATCTGAAAGAATTAGAATCGGTTGGTTAGGTGGTTCGGCCCACATTAAGGATTTAGAACTTCTAAGAGGGGTTGTTGGAAAAGTAGCCAGCCATGGTTATCTTGATAAAGTTCAATTTGTTTTATGTGGTTTTGATACACGTGGTACTATGACGATGATTGATCAACAAACAGGTACTGAAACCCAAAGACCAATAACACCATTCGAAAGTGTTTGGTTTAAATATGAACAAATATTTACAGACAATTACAGTATTATTTCTCCGGAATATCAAAAACACCTCTTGAAATTTACAAAAGATGAGTTTCAAGGTGTAGAAAATCAACCGTATCGACGTGTATGGACAAAACCAATGAGTTCTTATGCATCAAACTATAATTTGTTTGATATCGCATTAGCCCCACTGGAAGACAATCTATTCAATAAAGTAAAAAGCCCATTGAAAGTTGAAGAAGCTGGGTTCCATAAAAAAGCTTTGATAGCCCAAGATTTTGGACCGTATCAATTGGATTTGATTAATTATCGGAATTTTGGGGGTAGTTTAAATGATGAAGGTAATGCACTTCTCGTTGATACTAAAAGAAACCATAAAGACTGGTTTAAACATATTGAGTTCTTAATAAAAAACCCAGAACTTATAAGTGTTTTAGGTGAAAATCTTTATAATACTGTCAAAGACAAATATTCAGTTGAGTCAGTTGCAAAACTAAGACGTGAATACTATTTGGGGTTACTTAAAGATGCAACACAACCAAGTCTTGTTTAAATCATTAGGAACATGAAGTATTTATTATTGAGAACGTTAAAAGCAATCTTTGCTTTTTTCACGTTAAAACGATCTAAACATACAATTTTATGAGTGAACGGGAAGATATGCTAAAAGATATGATTACCCAATTACAATCTTTATTAGCGCAGGAAAAACAGAATAATACATTACCTAGAGCAGTCATTTCATTTGAGAATAAAGTAGAAGCCAAAAAGAATGAACCCTTATTTGGGACTCAGAAAGTAACATTAAAAGAAATGGAGGCTATGTTAGGTATTGATTGTAAACATATTTGTCAGATTATTGAACAAGCTGAAATTAAGAAAGGTGGCCCTAATTACAAATATAGCGACCCTTTATTTGTTTTATATGATAAGTTAATTAACGGCTAATCTTGCTTTAATATTTTTTAATTGGTAGGTTTGTTATTCAAGAATAACGAATTCTACCAATTTTTTTATGTCATTAACAACCGAAGAAATAGTTCAAAATGCTAAAAAATATTTTGAAACCGCTGAATCTGTTGGTGCTATGTCACCTGAACTTTTCGATTACATAGGGTTAAAAATAACAGACGCTCCTGCAACACCATCTGAAGATAACTTCTTTGCGTATAAGGGTGGATTAATAGCATATCTATTGTTAATTGCTAAACACGCTGTTAATTTAAACAATCAATTACCACCTGAAATAAGGGTTGAAAAAAATAAATTATTAAAGGTTTGTTTGCTATCCCAAATAGCAAAAGCTGATATGTTTGAAGAAGACCCTAACCCTAAATATAAACAACCTTATCGTTTTGTGGATAATCCTTACCCGATAAAGACAGCAGAAAAATCGGTATTCTTAGCACAAAATTATGGTGTTAAATTGGAGCTCGATGAATATTACGCTATTATCAATCCGGTAAAAAATGAAAATGGTTATACCCCTCTTGCAACCATATTAGAATGTGCAATTAGACTTGCCACATTAGAAGCAAAACAAAAAACAATTAAAAAATGAACCTGATTGATATTAAAATTAAAAATACGTCTAATAACCCATTACCTGAATATCAAACTAAAGGTGCTGCTGGTTTTGACATCAGGGCTGATTTAAAAGAATCGGTGATGATTAATCCCGGTGAACGATTTTTGGTACCAACCGGCTTATTCTTCGAATTACCAAATTATTTAGAATTACAAATTAGACCAAGAAGTGGTCTTGCTATTAAAAATGGTATCACTGTTTTAAATAGTCCGGGTACCGTAGATTCAGATTATCGAGGAGAAGTCAAAATTATTTTGATTAATCATGGTAACGAACCCTTTGAAATAAATTCAGGTGATAGAATTGCTCAGGGTGTAATTAGTACAATAACACCACAATCATTTTTAAACTTTAAAGAAGTAGATATACTTTCAGAAACTGATCGAAACTCAGATGGTTTCGGTACAACAGGTATTAAGTAATGGAAACAAAATTTGATTTTAATGATATACTATTAACAGGTGGTATATCGTCACCAATTGAAACGAGGTCAAGTATAAGAATTTACACTGAGGAGGGTTATTTACCTATCATTGTGGCACCTATGGATACTGTTATTTCAGAGAAAAATTACAAGAAGTTTAAAAGTAAACTTTTTCAAATTGCAATGCCTCGTGGTAGTGAATATGAAGTTGGACATAATTTTCATTCAATTGGTTTGGAAGAAGCCAAAGATATCGCATATAATAGGGTAAAATGTAATCACTCTCATTTGCTAATCGATATAGCAAATGGTCATATGCAATATTTGGTAAACCTAGTTAAAATGATTAAACATCATTATCCACTAGTACAATTAATGGTTGGTAATATAGCAAACCCTAAAATGTATACTGTGTTATCAGATGCGGGTGCAGATTATATACGTTGTGGGATAGGTTTTGGGGGTGGTTGCCTTACAGCAAAACAAACGGGGGTTGGTTATGCTATGGGTTCATTAATAAAAGAATGTTATGAAGAATCAATTCATTTAATCAAACCAGCTAAAATTGTCGCAGATGGTGGGTTTAAGGATTACAGTGATATAATAAAGGCCTTGGCTTTGGGTGCAGATTACGTAATGATTGGTTCAATATTAAATAATACGATTGAATCTGCTGGTAAAAATTATTTATTTGGTTGGTTACCAGTATCGCAGAATATCGCTGAAAAACTTTTCAAATTGAAATTACCGATATATAAAAGTTTTCGTGGTATGTCTACTAAAGCTGTACAAAAAGAATGGGGAAAAACAATTCTTAAAACATCTGAGGGTGTAACTCGTAAGAACAAGGTTAAATACACCTTAGAAGGCTGGCGATCTAATTTTATTGATTATTTAAAGTCAGCTATGAGCTATTGCGGTGCTAAAAATTTGGATGAATTCATAGGAGAATGTAAATTTACAGTGATTTCAACTAAATCTTTTGAACGTTTCAATAAATAATATGATGAAAATTGCAATTACTGGTGGTATCGGAAGCGGAAAAACAACTATTTGTAATTATTTGAGTGATAGGGGTATACCGATTTTTAATTGTGATTTAGTAGCTAAAGAATTACTACTGAAGCCTGAAGTTAAGATAGCTGTAAATAGTTTTTATGGTGGACATGTTGATTTAGAAACCTCCAGACAAATATTATTTACAAACGATAATGTTCGCAAGAAAGTAATGTCAAAAATCGGTTATTTAGTTCTTTTGGAATATGAAAAATTCTGTAAGGAAAATAGAAATGTTGATTTTACGCTTTTTGAAAGTGCAGTATTAGCTGAATATGGGTTATTAGTATATTTTGACTATATAGTTGGTGTGATATCGAACAAATTGACACGAGCTGAGCGTGTAAAAGAGCGAAGCGGTATTTCTTCCGAATTGATAGAAGTCATTATGTCAATTCAATCAGATGATGATACAATTATTGATATTAGTAACTTTGTACTATATAATAATGATGACTTGGACACACTTATGAGGAAAACGGATGACCTCTATTTGATGCTCCAATCCAAAGTAATAAACTCCCATTCGAGAGTATAAATTTTAGACCATCCGGTTAACTAATGTTAACAATCGTTTATTGTACTAGAACTACAAACCCTGAATATTCTGAAATATTAAAAACCACATCCGGTCTCCGGGATAAAGTTGAAGTAATCGAATTGGTTACTAATGGTGGTTCACTTACAACTCAATATAATAAAGGTCTTAAGCTGGCTAAAAATAATATTGTTGTTTTTTGTCATGATGACCTTGAATTTATTACCAAAAACTGGGGTAATAAATTATTGAAATTGTTTTCTAAACACCCTGATTTTGGTATAATCGGCATTGCTGGAACCAGAGAGCTACCGACTTCAGGTAAATGGTGGGAAAACCCTAGAGCTATGCGTGGTCGAGTAGAACATGAACACAATGGTAAACGATGGTTATCATCATACAGCGAAGACATCGATAATAACTTGGACCCAGTAGTAATCTGCGATGGATTATTTTTTGCTATTGATAAAACAAAAACGAAAGCGGCCTTCAATGAAGATTATACTGGTTTTCACTTCTACGATGTTACCTATTGTTTAGATAATCACCTAGCTGGAGTCAAAATTGGTGTAACAACAGCCATTCGTGTTTGCCATAAATCCATGGGCGTAACTAATGATGAATGGGAAAAAAATAGAGTCAAATTTTCTGAAGAATATAAATCACAACTACCACAATCAACTAAAGTTGTGATACACCCCGGCAAAAAATTAAAAGTTTTAATCGGTTGTTTAAGTTTTACGTCATTGACTGGTTCAGAACTTTATGTCTATGAATTAGCTAAAGGTTTACAAAAACAAGGTTGTGATGTAACAATTTGTTCAAGGATAGGTAATCCATTAAAACAAATGGCGACTAAACTAAACATAAATTTGGTTGACATTAAAGAACCACCGGGGTATAAATTGGGTGACGGTAAATGGCAAATTAAAACACCTCAGGGTCAATTCACACCTTCAAAAGAGAATACTTTATATAAAGTACAACCAATAAATTTTGATGTAGTAATTGTTAACCATAAGCCAGTCGGGGATTTATTTACCAAGATATATTCTGATATTCCTATGATCAATATTGTTCATTCAGAAATTATTGATTTAGAAGAACCAGTTATAACACCTCAGATTAAAGAATATATCGCGATACGACCAGAAATAGCTGAGCATATCGAGAAAGTTGGTGTATTCGATAAACCAATCAAGGTAATATATAATCCGATAGATCAAACTAAATTCAAACCAAAACCTATACCGGCTGATTTGAATACTGTTTTATTTGTAGGGACAATCGATTATTTGCGCAAAGAGACAATCTTAGATTTGGTTGATTATACCAAAAATTCTAATAAAAAACTTATAGTGGTCGGAGCTCCACACATGAATTACATGGAGGAAATAGTTGCAACCAATCCACATGTCCAATACTATCCACCAACTACAAATATTCAGGATTACATTTATCAAGCCAGTGAAACTGCCGGTATTCTTCTAGGTAGAACCACAATTGAAAGTTGGATGTGTGGAAGACCGGCTTGGATTTACAATATTGATAGGGATGGTCTCATCATCGATAAAAAGTTACATGAAGTCCCTAATGATATTGAAAAATATTATAGTGATAACGTAGCCAAACATATCTATAACGAGTTAATTGAAATTATAAACTAATGATTAAATGGTTAAAAAGCCAAGTGATGGCTGCTGCTATTAGTTTAAAAACTGTTGAGGAAAACATTCTTTCACAAAATAAACAACCCGGTAACGACAGCAATTCTCAACATAAGAAGATGGAAGCTTCAGATTTACTAAATGCTCTATTGAGAGGTGAGGTTAATCAAGAAGTTAGAGATTTGCGTTGGAGAATGTATAAAGTATTACTAGCCTCAGATGATTTAACTGTAAGTGAAGACGGTGTTAGCAAAAAAGATAATACTGTTACATTAAAAAAAATAAAATCGGATGACACTGATTCCTATCCGGTAAAATATGTTGTTAATGATTTAATTGTTGATAGTGAGTTATTCAAGGTATTGGATAAACTATCTGAAGGTGTGACAATGAGTGGATATGAAGCAGAAACACTCCACCAACAGGAACCCCTAGTTACAATAAATAGGGAGTTTATTCCTAGATTTCAGATAGAAAAATACACTAAACGACTAATTGTAAAAGAGATTGACAAAGAATCTGTTTTATTAGAATTTTATGTTTCAAAATATCCTAATCATAATGATAGAAAACATAACTTTTTTATCTCAGAATTGAATAGGGTTATCAACGGTGCTAAACCATTAGAAATAGAGTTCACATCAATTAATCTGACTTCATATAAATTTATTGGGGTCAAAAATTTTTTATCTTTCAAATATGATAAGATTGTATTTGATAAAATAACTGAGTATGATGGTAATTATGTCATAAAATATAAGGGTAATGTGTTGGTAGATGGTGATGATATGATTGCAGAATTTAAGGAAGAAGCGTTAGAAAAATTATACGAAGAGAAAGCCCCTAGGAAGCAAACTATATGAAATTAAAAAACAAATTCATTATAGTCATACCATGTTTCAATACTGAAGAATACATAGAACAATGTATTGCATCGGTATTATCACAAAAATTTGATGATCTTGGTATCATCATTAGGGATGACGTCTCTACCGATAAAACACCTGAATTAATAAAAGAATATTTTGGTGTAAGTGAGTTTAATCAGCAATTTAAGTTTGAGGACAAAGATATCATCATTATTCGTAACACTGAAAAATTATATGCTGGTGGAAATACATTTGAAAGTGTAATTGATTATGTGGATAATCCGGAAGCTATCATAGGGGTTGTTGATGGTGATGACGCACTTCTTAAACGAACGTCAGTACAAACAATATTTGATGCGTATGACGATAATACGTGGATAGTTTGGTCTCAACATTTAACAACCAGTGATAAAATAGGGTTATCTAAGGAATTACCAGATGATAAGATTGTTTTAGGTGCTAGAGCTTACTGGTCGATATCGCATTTCAGAACAAGCAAAGCTTTTCTGTTTTCTAAAATAAATAAAGATGATTTATTGGACCCGGAAACTGGTAAATACATGTTAGCTGCCGGTGATGCATCTTTACTATACCCATTCGTTGAAATGGCGGGTTATGACAGATGTAAATTTATAAACACGGAATTGTATTTGTACCGGGATGATATTCCAACGAATGATCATACAGCAAACAGAGATACGGCAATAAGGTTAGCTACACACCTAAAGAAAAACGGTAGGAGATATCAATCATGGAAAAGATAACAGCAGTTTTTACATCCTGTGGTCGTCCCGGATTATTACGTGAAACGGTATTGAGTTTTTTAACTTATAAACAGTATGATATTGAGAAATATATTGTGATCGACAATTCAGCCAATAATCAAATGAAACCAATTTTGGAGAACATTTTTGAATCTGTTCTTCATAAAGCTACAATTATAATAAACGATGAGAATATAGGGCAAGTAGCGAGTATTGATAAGGCTTATAGCTTGGTTGAAACCCCATATATTTTCCATTGCGAGGACGATTGGGAATTTTATGACTTTGATTTCATAAGAAAATCACTTGACATTCTTTATGATCGTCCCGATATTTCCAATATTAATCTGAGAGCTAGGGGTGACGGTACCAAAGGTAGTTTTCATCCAATTGGGGGTGAATTACTTACATCGAATGGTACCACCTATCATGAATATATTCAGAATTATTTGGGTGAGTGGCATGGTTTTTCATGGAATCCCGGGCTAAGACGACTTTCAGATTATGAGAAAATAAAACCTTATTCTAAATACTACAATGAACAAGGAGTGAATCAAATAATGAAAAATCTGGGGTACAAAGCAGCTTGTTTATCTGATACATATTGTCGACATATCGGTGAAAACAGCTCAACCCCTAAATCTAATATATGACAAAGGAACGATTACTTATAACCGGTGGTTCAGGCTATTTAGGTATTAACTTAGCAAACAGACTTAAAGGGGATTTTGATGTAACGCTTTGCGCTAGGAATAACAAAAGAAACGCCGAAGCAAAAGAGAAAACTGGTTGTAATTTTATTCCGATGGATGTTGCAAATATTGAATCGGTTAGAGATGCGTTTAGTGAGGTTAAACCACATGTGGTAATACATGCTGCCGCAACAAAATTTGTTGATTTAAGTGAGGTATATCCAATGGAAACTATTGATGTTAATATATTGGGTTCTCAAAATATAGCACGAGTTGCAATTGAAAATAAAGTAGATACTGTAATAGGTATTTCAACCGATAAAGCATGTCCTCCGGTTAGAAATATGTATGGCCTAAGCAAAGCGGCTATGGAGAAATTGTTTTGTCTAATGGATGGTAAATCAGACACTAAATTCGCTTGTGTTAGATATGGTAATGTAGCATGGTCTACCGGTTCAGTTTTACCTGTTTGGGAAAAGATGATTGTAACCAATAATGAAATAAGAACAACTGGCCCTGAAATGACTAGATACTTTTTCACAGTACTAGATGCGGTAGATTTAGTTATGTCAGCTTTGGATTTGATTGATTCATTAAGAGGTAAAATATTGGTTGTACCTATGAAGTCAGCTAAAATGATCGAGATCGCTAACGTTTGGTCTGAATTAACTGGTTGTAAAATAACATCAATACATGGAAGACCCGGAGAGCGAAATTTGGAATATCTTATAGGTGAATCTGAATTAAAACGAACAAAAATAGTTTATAACAAATATGGTTTTAGGCATTTTATGATATCACCTAATGATATACCTGATTATACTCCGGGATTAACCGAATTACATTCAGAAAATGCTATTAAACTAACAAAAAAGGAAATAACACAATTATTAACTGAAAAACCTAATGTCACATAATATAAAAACTGCTGTGGTATTAGCTGGAGGACTAGGGACCAGAATGTTACCTATAACAGAATATCTACCTAAAGCGTGTGTGACAATACATGGAACTAAATTAATTGATTTAGTACTCACTAAATTAAAGGTAAATAAAATTGAATCTACTTATGTCACATACGGACATCTAGGTGGTAAGCTAATGTCTGAATTATCAACGAATCAATATATTTCTGGATTTATAAACACAACTGGTAAACCAAACGGTCATTTTATCACCAATCAATTGATATCTGATTTACAAACACCACTATTAGTCACTCCAAGTGATCTAGCATATAGAGTTAATCTAAATAAAGTTTATATCGATTATATTAATGCTGGTAGGCCAGCAATTATGATAGTAGGTATGACTCGAACACCAGAAATGGATTGCGATGGGTTGCAAATTAATCCGACCACAAATCGAGTTGAAAAAATTCAGAGAAAAATAGAGTCAACAATTGGTGCATCTGGAATTCAGATAATTACACCAGCTAAAGTAAATAAGATAATAAATAATCAATCGCTAGATTTTTATGATATCTGGCAAAAAGTTATAAAAGAAAAACAATTATATGTCAGTACTGAATTTGCAACTGACTGGGAAGCTTATGACACAATCCAATCAATCACAGAACAATATTCTTCAATTTATACACGATAAAACGATTAATGGTACTGGTGATTCAGAAAAACATCTTTTAACGCTATATAGTCTTGTTATAGGTCAAGGTAGTAAAAATATTCTTGAGTTAGGTGTTAGGGATGGAGGTACAACAACACCTCTATTAGCTGCTGCTCAGATAACAGGCGGTCACTTAACTTCAATTGATATTAACGAAATACCTGAAATCCCACCGGGTTTTGATAAGACACCAGATAATTGGACTAGAATACAAATGAATGCTCTTGATTATTTAGCTGCTTTAACGACGTATTCAAAGGAAAAATTCGATTTTATATATCTTGATGATTGGCATTCATTTGAACATGTTAGTGATGAATTGAGATGTTTAGATAAATTAGTTGGACCGTCTAGCATAATTGTCATACACGATTTGATGTATAATACCGAACCTTTTTATCATACTGATCTGACATTAAAAGATGGTCAGTGGGCTAACGGTGGTCCCTATAGAGCAGTCGCTGAATTGGATAATCAATTCTGGGAATTTGCCACCTTACCTTGGAATAACGGTCTAACAATACTAAGGAAAAAATATTCCGGAATGTATCATAAAATTTAAGCTTGAAACAAGATAAAATAGCAATTTTAATACCTAGTAAAGATAGACTAGAGGATTTAAAAATACTACTCCAATCATGGAAAGAAACAACAGTTGGTTTAAGTGATTTAATTGTTGGTGTTGATATTGATGATCACAATTATGATGAACTGAAATCAGAATTGTTGATAGAAGAATATCAACCACAACCATTTCTTAGGATATTGAATGAGATGGCAGTAAAACATGCACCAAATTACAAATACCTATGTTTTATGGAGGATGATTGTAGGTTTATCACACCAAATTGGGAGGAAACATTTATTAATGCAATGAAAGAAATTGGTGATTATGCAATTGTCTGGGGTGAAGATTTAGTGAATCATGATCGATTGGTAGGTATACCATTCATGGATTCAAAAATAGTTGACGTTCTTGGGTTCATGTCACCACCATCGTTAAAATGTTTGTGGGTTGATTATTTTTGGAAACGGGTTGGTCAGGATTTAGGTACCCTAAGATATCACCCACATATTACGGTCGAACATCGTCATTATTCAACCGGAAAGCGAGAGAAGGACGGTGTTAGCGAAGTAGTTGATAATACTGGTCATGAAGATTATATAACATATAATCAGCATTATATCCCTCATCAGTATAAACACGATTTACAAAAACTAATTGATGCTAGAAGTTAATTTATTTGACATGGAGTTTTCACATACCGAAGCAATGCTTGGGTATATTACCTGTTCAGATACATTAAAACCGACTAAGATTAGATGGTTAAATAAATTGCCTGTGTTTGACGGTATAACAGTATTCACCGAACGGTATTTGGGTAATCCGATAGTTAAATCAGTCCAATCGAAATTAAAAATATTTTGGTTAATAGAACCCAGAGCATTACACCCACATCAATATGATCAGATAATACAATTTGAGGATGATTTTGATTATATCCTTACATATGACACTACACTATTATCAAGGGGACCCAAATATGTAAAATATGTAGTTGCTCAAAGTAGAATTCTTACACCTGAGATAAAACCTAAAAATAAATTAGTTAGTTTAATAGCCTCAAATAAATTTATAACTGAAGGTCATAGATTCAGACATGAAATTGTAAAACAATTCGCTGATAAATATAATATTGAATTATGGGGTTCAGCTTATCGACCGTTTACAAATAAAGAAGATGCACTTTCTGATTATTACTTTAGTATTTCGATTATGAATTCCCGGGTAGATAATTTTTTTACTGAAGTTTTAGTTGATAATTTCAGAGTCGGAACTGTACCCATATTCTGGGGTTGTTCTAATATAGGTGAGTACTTTGACGACCGTGGTATTATAACATTTAATACGACATCTGAGTTAGAATCAATTTTGACTAATTTGACACCTGATGATTACTATAAAAGACTTGACTATATAAAACAAAACCTTATAATTTCTAATGACTATATATCCACCGATGATATCATCGCTGATATTTTAAATCGTCTTTTAGGGAATGAATAGAATTTTGGTTTTAGGTTCAAGCGGACAAATAGGTGGTCATTTAGTTAAACACCTTCGTAGTCAAGATTATGAGGTAATCACTTTTGATATATTTTCTGACCCCGGGGAAGACTTACGCATTCAAGGTATTTTAGATGATTTACTACCACAAATGGATTTCGTTTTTTTCTTAGCTTTTGATGTTGGTGGGTCACGTTACTTGAATAAATACCAGAAAACTTTTCAATTTTTAGATAACAATGTTAAGCTAATGGCTTATACGTTTGAAAGTCTTAACAAGTATAATTCTAAATTTATTTTTGCTTCTTCTCAAATGTCTAATATGGATTATTCCAGTTATGGAATAACCAAAAGATTGGGTGAAGTTTATACCGAAGTATTAGGTGGTGTTGTAGCCAAATTCTGGAATGTATACGGATTTGAACCGGATGAAAATAAATTCCATGTAATAACAGATTTAATCTATAAAGCCGCTACAACTGGGAAAATTGATCTAATTACTGATGGTCAGGAACTTCGTCAATTACTGTATGCGGATGACTGTTGTGATTGTTTAACAACATTAATGCGATGTTATGACCATATCGATAGAAGTAAACCATTACATGTATCAAGTATGAAGTGGAGTAAAATAATTGATGTCGCAAATTTAATAGCTGAAAAAATGGGTATTTATGAGGTAAATCCAGCTAATTCAATAGATACCGTACAACAGGATAAAAGGAATGAACCAGACCCATATATACAAAATTTTTGGATACCTAAAACAACCTTATCTGAAGGTATAGATAAAGTCATTTTTTTAATGAAAGAAGCTGCGGTTATCGGTTGTTAACCGGAAACCATAATATTTATTGATGAATGGCAAAAAGTAACGGTCGAACTAAAAAACACATCGAAATTGATGTTGATATTACGGAAGATTTTCCGGTTAGCCCACAGCAATTGCTGTCTAAATTCAAATCCACCCTAAAGTGTAAATCCGAGAACCAAAAGAAGTTTATCAATTTAACTGATAATCACGAAATCGTAATTTGTTCAGGATTACCCGGTACTGGGAAAACATATTTATCCTGTCACCAAGCATTATCTCAACTTAAAAATAACGACAAATACCAAAAAATCGTTATCGTAAAAAGTGTTACAACGCTTAAGGATGAAGAACTAGGTTTTCTTAAGGGTAATTTGATGGAAAAAATGGAACCATTTGTTTACTCATTCATCAACAATTTTGAAAAACTTATAGGTAAAGAATTAACAGCAAGACTAATCTCCTCAGGTGTAATAGAAGTCCTTCCAATAGCATATATGCGTGGTATAAATATCGATAATGCTATAATCATTATAGATGAAGTTCAGAATATTAATATATCCAATATACGAACTATTCTTACTCGTTTAGGCTTTAATAGTAAAATGTTATTACTTGGTGATGTAAACCAAATTGACATGAGAAATAAGAAAGATAGTTCACTTAAATTTTTACTAGAAAAGTTTGCAGATGTCCCACAAGTAGGGACTATCCAATTGGGGGTTAAAGATATAGTTAGAAACCCATTAATCGAAGTCATAGAAAAAATATTTGAAAATTTTAATTAATTCTATTGACATATAATATCTATCAGATTATTATGATTTTATGATAATCGGATTCACTTTAGATGGGGTCCTGAGAGACCACCTATCCCAGTTAGAATATATTTTCGGAAAATATTTAGGTGCTGAACCAGTTGATAGGAGTCAAGTAACATCAACTGATTTAACAAAATACTTCCCTATTCAGGATGAAATTAAGCTTAGAAAGTTCATGTATCATGAACATGCTTTGGAGATTTTTGGTCATGCTGATCAAATGGAAGATAATATATTCAATGATCTTAATCAATTTGTTGAAGATATTAATGATGATGGAGAACATAGTGTAGTTATTGTAAGTAGAGAAGCTGATCGAAGTATTCCCGCAACAATGTTTTTTATTTCAAAGGTCGGTTGTAAAGTTCAACATTATCATTTTACAACGACTTATGCGGATGTTTGGAACTATGCTGATATCGTAGTTTCAGCTCAACCTGAAATATTAAAAGAAAAACCTACAGGTAAACTTTCCATTAAAATAAATACACCATATAATACTGGTATCGAAGGTGATCTAAACTTAGATTCTGTTAAAACATTATTTAATGATCGATCATATATAGAAAAATTATTAGGTAAAAAAATTATTACATTATGACAAGCGAGTTATTAAGTTTTGCTGGTAAAACATTTTTATTAGACATAAATGCGATGTCTAAATATTGTGAATTGCCAGAAGAAAGAACGATTGTTGTAACCACCGAGAGTTCAAATAAAAATCTTGATCAAAAATATATAACAACCAAAGATAAATCAGTATTTGACCCAATCAAATATGAAATGGTTAAGAATATGATAGATATTATTTTAGACCCTGCTGAATCTGCTGACGAAGATGAGGATTTAGGTGCAGATCATCTATTAGCTGGTAAATCATTGGATTTTAAAATCGCGTTTAATACACTTGTAAATAATAAAATTTTAATCGAAGTTAATGACTAACAAAGAACAATTAATGAGTTTTATTGAAAAGCTATATAGTAAAACCTTTTCAATATTATTTTTCACTATGGATACTTTAGGTAATCCAACCGCTGGTGTAGCCCATATCTATCAATTAGTAAAACAATTGAGAGATTTAGGTTATGATGCTAAAATTTTAACCGAAAAAGAAAACTATAGATTACGCGCAAATGAAGAGGGACCGGGATTGATCGATTGGTTAGGTGAAACATACGGTAACCTTCCACATATATCAATTGAAAGCCAAGTAGCAATATCTGCTACAGACTTTATCGTAATACCGGAAATTTTCTCAAATATCATGGAGCAGGTTAAAACCTTCCCATGTAGAAAAGTTGTATTGTGTCAAAGTTATGATTATTTAACTGAATTACTTCCTATCGGTAAAAGATGGAATGTAGACTATGGATTTTTTGATGTAATCACAACTAGTGAAGAACAAGCTGCGGTACTTAGAAAATATTTTCCTGCTATTGCAACTCATGTAATTCCAGTTGCAATACCTGACTATTTTAAACCCGCAAAGAAACCAAAGAAACCCATAGTAGCAGTATCAGCTAGACACCAAGGTGATGTAGCCAAATTAGCCAAGACATTCTATTTACAAAACCCATTATATAACTGGGTTACATTTAGAGACATGCGAATGCTTTCTCGTGAAAATTTTGCTGAGACATTAGCTGATTGCGCTTTTGCTGTTTGGATTGATCAGCAGTCAGGTTTTGGTACATTCCCAATTGAAGCTATGAAAACCGAAACTCCGGTTATTGGTTTAATACCGAATTTGATACCTGAATGGATGAAAACAAAAGGTGATGATGGTAATGAAATGATTGCCCATAATGGTATCTGGACCAATACACCACTTATGTTACCCGAACTAGTTGCAGAACTGATGAAATTATGGTTAGAAGATAGTATTAGTCCGGAGTTAATTGAAAACATGGAATTGATGAAAGATAAATATACAGAAGCGCAACAGACACCAGCAGTGGAATCTGTATTCAATATTCTGGTTGATAACCGTAAAAAAGAATTCCATAATATCTATAATAAAATTGAACAAAAAGAATCTGAGACGAATGAAACCAACTAATACAACATCTGTAATATTACCACTACATACATGGAATGAAGACATCGCTAAGTTATTTGCTAATGCTATTGAAAGCATCAGGGTTCAACAAGTACTTCCAGATAAATTGGTTATCGTAGTACCTGAAGAAAGTAGCGTTAAAAAGGTATTGATGGAATATGATTTTGGTTCATTGAAAGACATTACCACTATAATTTTTAATGTCAAAGAAATGGACTTTTGCACTCAAGTAAATCTAGGTATTCAAAGTATTAATACCGAGTGGTTTTCAATTCTGGAAGTTGACGATGAATACGCTAATTTCTGGTTCAAGAACGTAAAAATTTACCAAGAAGCTTATCCTGAGGTAGGTATTTTCATGCCAATAATTGTAGATACTGACGATCAAAATAGACTCGTTGGTTTTACGAATGTAGCTCCATGGGCAAATAGCTTTTCTGATGAATTAGGTATTTTGGATAACAATGCGTTGTTAGCTCATCCTAATTTTAATACCAGTGGAATGGTAATGAAGAAATCATTGGTAGAGGAATTCGGTGGCTTTAAATCTAACATTAAACTAATGTTTGTCTATGAGTTCCTATTGCGTATGACATATAATGATGTTAAAACCATGATTATACCTCGTTACGGATATAAACACATGAATCAGCGGGAAGGTTCTTTATTTAAAGAATTACAATCTACCATAGACCCGGTTGAAGCTAAATGGTGGACTGATAAAGCAAAGAAAGAGTATTATTTTTCTAAAGATCGGGTTATAAACTATGAGGTTAGTAAATAATGTCAGAACAAAAAAGAGGTAGAAAAAGGACTATGGACTTATATTTTGGGCCGCAAGAAGAACTTGCGGTCACAAAGTATTTGGAAAGTACCGACCCTGAAGAAAAAAATAGGATTTATAATCAATCACTCAGGAAAGCGTTTGATAAACTAACCGAATCAATTATTCGACGTTATAAGTTGTATGTTGCTAATGAAACGTTTGAAGACATGCATACCGACTGTTTATCTTTTCTAATTACAAAAGTCGATAGATACAACCCAGAATTAGGGTTTAAAGCATATTCGTATTATGGTACAACCATAAAACGTTATATGATCAATCTAATAAAAAAATACAATAAAAACAGGAACCGTGTCATACCCTACGAAGATATTTCATCTAAGTTGGAGGAAAGTAAAGAACTTAGCTACACGATTGAAGAAGACTTCAATTATATGCCTGAATTTATATTGGATTTAAGGGAATCATTAGAAAAAGAAATAACCGACGAGAATACTTCAAAAAAGAAGTTATCCGAAAATGAACGTAAATTAGGTCTGGCTTTAATTGAGATTTTAAAGACTTGGCGAGTAACATTCGATAATATGGCTGGCGGGTCAAAATTCAATAAAATAACCATTCTGGAAACCATCAGAAATTATACAGGTCTTACCACTAAAGATATCAGGATTGCAATGAAACGATTTAAAGACCTCTACGAAATCCTTAAACACTCATAAAATTGAGGTTTTTAGCATATTTATATGATGTAGCGTAAAAACCATCGGTCTTTAGCCGATGAGATATAAATGCGGTACAAAATATAAAAACGTTTGGACTTAAAACTTACGTTTAAAATTAAAACGGGTTTATGAACAAGCCTGACGTATCTCAACGTGAACCGCTAGGTTGTGCGTGATGCGTACAAGTCCACGGGTCTTTAGCCCGTGGGTAGTTCACAGTAAAAACCTATGTCACGTAAAGGAAAAGTTAAGTTAAATAATCTACCAAACCTAGAATCACGCATTCAAGAAGTGTATGATGATTCTTGTCTTCAAATCAATCATTCACAGGGTCAGATAAACATACTTTCATCTGTCAAATGTAATGATGTAGATGATTATACGAAGGTAGCTAAAGAAGTTGCTGGTCTTTTAAAAATCAAAGACTCGTCAATTAAAATTAAATTAGATATAGCTAAACTACAGGCTGATATTCTTAAACACAATGGTGATGTCGAAAGTACTATGAAAGACAGACAACAATCTAACGATGTTGGCATAACAGAGTTCGATAGAATTCATCAATTGATTAATGAAGATAAACAAAATTCATAATGAACCTAATAGATCAAAAGAAGAAAGTGTTCGGTGGTATCGCATCGCTAAGAACACTTACCGAAGGTTTCCCTAAATTGAAGGTTAGTTCATCTATGCCTTCAATAAATAATAATGGAGATACCGTCACTTTTCTTACTGATCTTATAAAAACATTAATCGGTTATGAAGCTTTAGTTGAGGAAACAGTAAACATCCTCACATATTCAACCTCTGATATTGAAAAAGAAATTAAATCACACCTAAAAGACGAATTACGTTCGTTAATTAATTGTGGTATTAACCCTTCAATACCTGATATACTCAAATCAACAGGTAGTGGTATTATTTTCCAAATTAAGGAAATCGATTTTCAGGATATTATGTTTATCAATCCGGATAGTCAACCCGGTAAACTTTTATTTTCAGACTTAACCACAGATTATTTAGATAGTACTGATTTTAATACATTCCTATATCAAGTTATCCAAAACAATGGTACTGTCGAATCATGGGGTCATACGACACTAAATACCGATATATTAGATTTACAATTTAATTCTATTGACATTAACGGTATTAATCCGAGGAATAGTATAAAGGTAAATACTAATCAGGTTTTTGATAATAACTCATTAAATGATTTGAATAGTAAATATCTAGATAGTATTTCATTATTCAATATACAACAATTAATTAATGGTGTATTAGATATTGCATTTGCACCCATCACATCAGCCTTAAAAACATCAAAAACATTAATTAATAATGTTGGTAAAATTGGTTTAGTTATAGACAAAATGGTTCAATCCACAACCGATTCTATTGAAGATAAAATATTTGATTTTACAGATAAAGAGTTACAAAAAATAGAGAGAATATCCGATCTTAAATTTAGTGGACTTAATAAAATCGTAGGTTCAAGTATTGTAAACAATACAATACCAATCAACTTACTTACTGAATTAAATGAGAATAGCCAACAAGCGTTGAACTTGGAAGATCAAAAATTAATAATACAAAACGGTTTTAATGCTATGGGTAATACCCTAACTGAAGGAATACCGAAGGTTGATATTCCAACAGTTAAACTTAATTTTATTCAAGAGATCATAAATAACCTAACAAAAGCTCTAGTCAATACAGTTATATCACCAAAAGTTGTATTGATTTTTATGATCAATTACAAAATAGTTTACGGTAATACCGCGACATTTAATGATGGTTTGGATTTTATTAAAAAGAATAAAACGCTTTTTCATCGTGTAATGAAAAGAACAAGCGAGGTGCTAATAAAAAAATTACTGACACTTGCTTTAAAAAAAATAACTGAATTAGTTGCTGCCGCTGCAATTAAAGAAGAAACCGAAAAAGCTAAATCACAAGTTACACAAATACTTAGTCTTATCGGTATCCCTCAGGATATTTTACGATTAATAAAAGGTATATAATATGGCTGAAGCTAGTTATAGTAACATAGGTAGTATTATCGATACAATCTTGAATGCGTTTAAAATATTCAAGAAACCAGTCCAAGCATTACCACCGCCATTAATAATGGCTGGTGCTAAATTACGTCCGGGTTTAACTGCAAATGGTATTGCTAGTAGAATAATATCCAGACAATCAGATGCTGGATTAATAACCGGAGATGTCTTTGCAGATGGACCAAACTCCGCTGAAGCAATGGAGGTAATACGAATCGAAGAAATAATAAATGCTGTCCTAACCGAAGCTAAAGTAGATGTTGTCATACCCCCGGGTGTTGCTGTTACAACCATGGGTGTTGGTAATTTAGGTATTCCTATTATCAGTCAAGGTACAACAACCGCAATGGCCGTTGGAGACGGTATAATTAGGTAATTTATGTTAGTAGACAAATCAACAACCGATCTTAAAGCTGATTTAATTTCATTAACAACAAAATATGAAGCTAAAAAAGCGATGATGATCAAAATATTTGATGAATTAACTGAATTCGAAAAAGAATTCCAGTCAATCAATAACGAATTGAAAAAACGAGGTGAAATATAAATAAATGACAGGTGGACCAAATAGATACAATACTGGTAAACCATCAGTAATTAATGATAGTGAAAACTATCAACATATATCTATTGGTAAAGTTGTCGACGTTTCAGATGAATTTAATCTAGGTAGGATTAAAGTAATCATCAACGGGACATCAGCCAAAGGGGGTGACAATAACACAAAAATAGATGACTTACCTTGGTGTTTTCCACTCCTACCAAAATATCTGAACGTCCAACCAAAAGTTGGTGAATCAGTATTTATTTTAACCTTCAGTGATGATAGGGCTCATTCAGATAGATTATACGTCGGCCCGATTATTTCTCAACCTCAAAAGCTTAATTTCGATGGTGGTACCACGACAGCTCTAAACGGATTTAGTTTTGCTACCTCAACACCAGAAATTAACACCAACCAAATACCAGCACTAAGGGGTGTATTTCCTGATAATAAAGATACCAGCATTCAAGGTAGAACTAATACTGATATCCTATTTAAACCAAATGAGATATTATTAAGAGCCGGTAAGTATAAAGATAACACACCTACCAGCAACAATCCACTACCAATTAGTTTTAATAACATTAACCCGGGATTCATCCAAATAAAGCATAATATTGTTTTATCTAAAAACAATAAACAAACTGGTTCTGTAGCAAATGTTGTTGCCGATAAAATAAATCTGCTTACACATCGAGCATCAAACCCAAAATTTAACCTAACTGATCAGGATGATATGATCACTCAGGATGAATTACTTAAGATACTGGAAACTGCACACCCATTACCCTATGGTGATCTACTTGTAGAATATCTGATTTTACTCAAAAATGCTTTCTTACACCATGTACATAACGGAGGTGGTAAACCACCAACTGATTTAATTATAGGTGAGGTTAGAAGTGTTGAACAATTCACTAAAAAAGCTGATGAACTGGAAAAGAAAATGCTTAGTCAGAATATCAGAATCAATTAATATTTATTGACATGGTAATTAAAACATATTTTGATAAGGATACTGTTATTGTTCAGAATAGCACAATTAACACCGGTTTAAACCCTATTTCTGAGCTATTTTACGGCGGTTCTAACCAACAGAATTCATACAGTCGTCTTTTATGTTATTTTAACGAGAATACGTTAAAATCGCTTTATACGGGTGGTACATTTACTGATCTAACTAAACTTAAGCATACATTGAGGATGACCAATACAGCTTCAATGGATTCAACATTATTAAACACTGAATACAATAATAAACAAAGAACATCTTCTTTTGATTTGATTGTATTCCCCATAAATCAACCATGGGATGAAGGTGTTGGTTATCATTACAGTAACGTTAGATTCGTTAATGCTGATGCTACAATATCATTATGTCCAGCCAATTGGCAATCAGCTCAAACCGGAATTAGCTGGTCAGGTGGAACTGGGGTTTATTCAGGAACCTCATCTGTTATCGCAACACAACATTTTGATCACGGAGACGAAAATCTTGAGATGGATATCACAGATTACGTAAACTCCATAATCACCGGTAATACCAATTATGGATTTGGTATTGCTTTTACCCGGGCCATAGAGACAACTGAAACAACAAAACAACAATATGTCGGATTTTTTTCACGACAAACACAAACATTATTTGAACCACACATCGAAACCAATTATTCAAACCATATCAATGATGATAGAAATGATTTTTATCTGAGTAAGACAAATAAGCTGTATTTATATGTGAATTTAGGAGGTGAACCAACAAATTTAGATTCATTACCATCCGTAATTATTAAGGATAATGCTGGTGCTGTTTATAGTAGTATAACCAGCTCTGCGGTAACACACGTCACCAAAGGTGTGTATTCAATCGATGTAAAAGTAACTCCAACCTCAGATTTTATCGACTCAACTGTATTCTATGACGTATGGTCTGGAATTTCTATTGGTGGACAGTCTTTAGATGACGTAAGATTACAATTCGCTTTAAAGGATTCATCAGAATACTATCAATTAGGTAGTTTGGATACAGAACCAAAGAAAGTTTCAATTACTATATCTGGAGTTAAAATGGATGAAACCATCAAAAGAGGTGATATTAGAAAAGTATTCGTATCAACCAGAATTCCATATACTATGGAACAAAAACAAAAGATGGAGACCTTGGAGTACAGGATTTATGCCAAGGAAGGTATCAATGAATATACAATAGTTGATTATCATCCAATTGAACAAGCTAATAATATGAATTACTTCCTGTTAGATACCAATAGTTTCTTACCGGGAACTTATTATATTGATATCAAAGCGTCTTCAAATATGGAGGTTGAAACCAGTAAAGTCGCAACAAAATTTATTATTAGTTCCAATTCTAATGAAAGATATGCGCAGTAAACTTTAAACTTTTATCATTTGCGTTATAATTAATGATATAACGTTAGCAAATTCTATTTGTTTCGAGGACTTACACTTAGGCCTTTTGAGTTATTGAAAGATAGCAATGAAATGGATGGAGCTTAAACAAAAGTTAAGTTAATGACAACAACTATTCAGGGGAATTACCCCACAGCCAACATTGCCGTTGGTAAATCTCGCGTAAAATCTCACGCGGTCAATCATCAATCCACTTATTTTCTTCAGGACGACACTGAATTTCAGTTGGAATTATACAACCCAACTAACGAAGAAGTTATCGCCAGATTATACATTAATGGTGAAACTGAAGGTGGTATAATCCTACGTCCGGCTGAACGTGTCTGGATTGAACGTTATTTAAAAAATGACAAGAAATTAAGATTCACCACTTATTTTGCTTCTGGTGATAAACAAACGATTGAAAGAGCCACCAAAAACAATGGTTTAATCTCAGTACGTTTTTGTAAAAAAGCACCAACTTATACACCACCGATAAAATACATACCTGATTGGTATCCGAGTTGGCCATCAAACCCAAACATATTCTATTACGGAACCAATTCAATACCATTAAATGGTACAATAACAACCACAAATTCAAGCAATTTTAGTAGCTCATTAAATGTAGGTCAATCTTCATATTCAACCTCTAATAATATGGAATTTACTCAGGTAAATAAACCCTTATCACGGAGTAAAAGTATTGAGACTGGTAGAGTATCTGAAGGTGCGAAATCTAATCAGGAATTTCAAACGGTTAGTGATGATTATTATAACTTCCCATTCCATACTGTGGATATTAAAATCTTACCGGTTTCTCAAAAAACACTAACCGTTGGTGAAGTAAACACCAAAATTAAATACTGTACCACTTGTGGTAAAAAAGTGAAATCCGAACACTCATTTTGCGGATATTGCGGATGTGCATTATAAAATAAAGAGCTAACGTTATTAAAAATGGCGATGACCTTGTAAGTCATCGCTTTTTTATGTATTATTGCAGCTATGATTAATGTTAAAACTAAAATTAAGGATTCGTTAATAATGTTTTTAATTCAGTTAGTGAACTACACATTATTGGTTATCAACTATCGAGCTGTAGCTCAAGCCAATTACATTTGGGCTGGAATATTAGATTTTGCTATTGCAAGTTTCTCTTTTTTCATAATCAAAAAAATTGCAAAATCGGAGGATTCAATGCATTTATGGTTGGGGTATTCTTTTGGTGGCTTAGCGGGTTCTTGGCTTGGAATTTATCTTTCTTTAATAATTCACGGCCATTAACTTGTATTCGGTTAAAATTATAGGTATGTTTGATTAAATTATTATCAAAACTAAAAATTAAACTATGTTAACAGTAGTTATTTCAGCAGCTATTGGATATGCATTAGGCCATGCATTTCCAAGTCAATGGGTTAAGGACCTGATTGATAAGATCAAAAACAATTAGTGGATAGCAGATACAACAGAAGAGCAAAGCTGTGATTATTATTCACAGCTTTTTTCGTATTTGAATAGACCACAATCCCATATCCGGCTATAACCCAACCCCATCATTAATTCACGTTCGGTTTTATTTGGGTCAAAATAATCCGGGAATTTACGAGCAATAGCCTTTTTCCCGAATCCAAACTTATGAAATCTTCGATATTTATCGACTTTAGAATTGTAATAGCAGTAACTTGGTTCTACAATACTAACCAGATCGAATCCTAGCTTAATATAGAGATTATTATCTGATATGGGTGTCCATCTTCGATCAGCAAAAGAAATGACCGTATTTGGCTTGTATTCATCCCTGAACCAATTAAACATTTTAGAAGCTAACCCCGGTAGGACAAAACCGATCTTTGTTGCAAACCTACTTAACTCAAATTCGTTTGGTTTATTAATCTTGGTCCGGGTCATATGTCTAGATGATTTAAAACACATGACACCCATCAATATATCATCGTGATAGGCCCCAATATGGATATCACTTGCATCATTACCTTGAATATGATTTAACTTTAGAAATTCAGATTTAATTGATGTATCGATCTTTTTGATAGTACATTTCCGGGCTCCAATCCTAACATCATTTGACACTCCCAAAATATGTTTGATCTTATTTTTAACCAGTTCCTTGTTTAATATCCATTCATCTTCAAATATTTGATATAACGTGTAACCCAATTCAGCGCATTTTTTAGTTTTATTTAGGTGATAATCCTTTGCTTTACCCATGGCTTCAGTGTGGTAATAAAGACCATTATATTCGAAACAAATAGGGTAATCACTCAGGACTAGATCAATCTCCATCCCGTTTAACAACCCGCGATTTCTTGATTTCTCAATGTTAAATCCTAAACTACCAATAAGTTCTTTCAATTCAAGTTCACCCTTTGAAGACCATACCGGCTTCATATCTTTATTTGTTTTTGACATCTTATCCCTGAGAACCTGACTTAAATTGTTTGATGTTAATGGGGTATTTGGAAACCGTAATTTATACTCTGATTGAGTAATCCCGTGTTTGTTTTTTAAATGAGTGTTAGATATACTACTCAATAACTGATTACATAGCATACACCTAACCAAATTATCCTTATTTTTAAGCTTTTCAATTCGGTTGGAAAAGGTCTGATGATACTTGGCTTCATCAGGGAATTTAGTTATATAGATTTCAAGATTTATAGAATGAGTCTTTAAATGATTCAAGAATGAACCACTCAGATTATTTATATCAGTAGTAGACCAATCACATAACTTACATTGTCTAATATCTTTTTTTTCTTGTTTCTCTATACGAAAAAATTCTTCATACCATTTTCTACCGTTTTCGAATTCAAATTTTTTCCTTTGATATTCATTGGTTGGTATATTAACATCACCCCATATTTTCTTAATGTGTGTAGTTAAAGCACCGGAATAATTGTTAGCATCATTAAAAGTAATGCCAGTTTTTATACAAACTGCAATATGATTATCCGGATAAACGATTTGTTTATAATCGGTAATAGCTTGACTGTTAACCCCCCGGTTTGATGCTCCGCGAGGATTTATCTTAATATTGTTTTTTACGAGTATTTCACTGATTTTTTTATGACCAACTGAAAATTGTTTAGCTAGTTTATGAGTACTAGGTGTAGTAGTTTGGTATAATTCACAAATTAATTGTTCATCCATCAAACAAATATAAGCCAAACCATTTAATTAGGAACCTTTACAAAACAAAAAAGCCCCGAAATATTCGAGGCTTCTTTGGGTATATCGTACAATTAGCGCAATTCACGAGGGTCAAACGCTACTACGTTGTCGACACGAATGTGACCGTAGAATTTGTTTGAGATCAGTTTCTTAGCGTACCTTGTCATGATACCTTTCACCGGAGCCAAGTTAAATGGATTGTAGATGACAGGAGTCAATTGAAGTGGTACGTAAGGTGCGTATACGTAACCGGTATCCAAAAGGGATTTACCTTTGTGACCGATGATGATCGAGTATGACGGAGCATACGGGTCACGGTACACTTGGTAACGTCCTTGTAAAGAACCGATACGTTCGATACCCATGTTGTACTGGTCGCTTTCAGGGTTTGCATCTGATACGTGGAAGTATTCGAGATCATCAAATACAGCAGACACTTCAGAAGAAACGACTACAAAGTTACCACCACCGCGAAGGGTTGATTTGTGGATTTGAGCAGAAAGAACGTTCAACTTGTTGATCAAGGTTTGGTTCCAGTCTTTTTGGGTATATGCGTTAGAAGCAGACGATGCTTTCTTCCAACCATAGTAGTCCCAACGAAGCTGCCATGCAGCACCAGCGCGAAGGTCACGAAGGATTTCACGGTCAATCTCAGCAGCAACCTGTTCAGACAGCATAGCTGTAAGTTCGGCTTCAGCATCGATGTTGTGGAAAGCACTTACGTCTTGAGCAAGCTCAGGAGACCATGTAGCGCGAAGTTTTCTTTCTTCAACAGAAACAGTAACTTCATCCAAACGGAATGAAACTTCACCCATTTCAGTTTCAAGTTCAAGACTTGCATACTGAGCCCAAGCAACAGTGAAGGTACGAGCTGTAGCAGCCGCTGTAGAATCCTGAACAGTGAAGCCAGAAGAACCTACATAACCATCGAAGGTTGCAGTACCATTAGCTGGAACTGGGTGAGTAAGGTCAAGCGCGATATAGCAAGTACCAGTAGCATCAGTCAAGTTAGAATAATCTACAAGACCTTTACCATATTGCTGAGTAACAACACGGAACGGAACATTTTTGTTAGCTGCAACAATAGGTGAACCGTTAGGGTCATTGATTGCGCTATTAGCAGTCACGTGAAGTGAAGCCAAGAAAGATTCAGTATCCATTTGGTTACCATCAGCACCGGTAAGAACCGCTTTGTTGGTAGCGTTAGGTGTGAAACCTGTGATACCAAGGATAACCTGACGAACAGTACCATCGGTAGCAGCAGCTTGTGCAGCACCATTTGCCATTGCTGAGTAAGCACCGTTTGAATCCATACTGTAGGCTTTATAACCACCTGTTACGATAGTCATAGTACCTTTTGAATTATCAAACAGACCGTCATTGTAGAACGCATCATACAAGTTTTTAGCTTGCATTGGAGTTACTACACAACCAGCTTGGCTAACGCAAGTAGGAATTCCATCAGCAGTTGTGGTATGAGCTGAGTAAGTAGTACCATAAACATCTGAAGAAGATGTAGAAGTATAGTTGTTACCAGCAGCACCAGCAGCATCTACACGAGAAGATGTCTGAGGAATGAAGAAGAACAGTTTACCGATTGGCAAGTTAAGAGCCTGAACGGAAACGATATCATTCGCAAGAAGTTTAGAAAACACACGGCGAACGATAGGGAATACTACTGTTTCGAATGAACCAGAAGACTGGCTAGTAGTACTTTCCGTCATCAACATACTTGCAGTGTTTTCAAACACCTGCGCGATATTTTCTTTTACGTGACCATCAAGGCCTTTAAGGAATCCGGTTGTATCCCATTTTTCTTGGGTTTGTTTACGAATCTCACGCATCATGTTGAGACCGATATTACCAACCTGTCCTGACGTTAATAATGAAGACATATTGTTTTTTGGTTTTTATTTTTTTTCGTTATTAGTCTTTAATTCCCATTAGTTTACGTTGACGTTTCATAGTTTCATCTTCATAAACCGTTGCTTCTTTAAGCAGTCCAGATGCACCGCTTGTTAAAGCTTGAGAACTAGTGATACCTTCGGTTATTGGTTTAGCTTTTAATTCCTTAGATATCGTCCGATATAATTTTTTTGATTCTGTCAGAGAAGACACTTCGTTATCAAATCGTTCGATAATAGTAAGTTTCTCTTCAGGTTTCGTAGCGTGTTCACTGAACAACTTAACGATGTAAGTAAGGTTTGAATTATGAACAGCACTTTCTAAAAGCTGATCTCTAAAGCGTTTCAAAACATCCCTGAATTCGTTGTTCTCTTTCTGGAGTTGAGCAGCTTGAGCCAACACAGCTTTATATTTCGCTACTGGAACACCGGCTTTGCTTTCAGATAAACCAGCACCTTGCTTAGCACCCGGACCTTTAATTTTGGTCAGATCACCACCAGCACGGTTTTGAGCAACACGATTTACTGAAATTTGTTCTTCAATTTCATCATCACCTTCGTCGTTTACCGCTTGCTTAGCACCCGGTACGTTAGTTTTAGGATTTTTGATTTGAAGATCAGTTTCTTCATCGAGGCTTACTGTTTCGTCATCTTCAGCAGGTTCCTCGTCATCCATTGAAATTTCATACTCATCCTCACCATCATCAGTCATTTCAGGTTCAGCACCTTCATCACCTCCAGTTGGTACATCTTCGTAATCATCTTCATTGAAATCATCAGACATTTCATCTGATGGTGCAGAACCAGCAGCCGCTGCCGCACCCGGGATAATGTATTCACCGGGTTCACTTACGTTCAAATGCAGATCGTCACCAACAACTTCGATTTCATCAGTACCACTCAATTTCTTGTAGATGGCAATAACATCATCGTCAGATGCACCCGTTAAATCCATATCATCAAAAGCATCCATTTCAGACCCAGCTTCAGGAGCTGGAGTATCTTCTATGTCACCTGTAATGTCAGAACCTTCAGGTTCATCAGCAATTGGTTCTTCGGTTGAACCTTCATCTCCGATTTCAGGTGATGCAGGTACTTCGTCAGAACCTGTTTCATCATCTACATCATCTTCAGTGAAGTCATCCTCAGCAACGATTGATTCCCTTACCAATGCATTAATTTCTTCTTTGGCTACGTTCCGAAGTATTTCTTTCGAATTGGTATCAAGAAGCTGTTGGATTTTTTTAGCATCCAACATTGCTTCTTCTAATAAGGATTTCTTTTTTTCCATTGTATTTTTTATCTTAGATTAACCTTTTGGTTAATGCCAATTAAATTTTGCTTCGTTAATAAATATTCATGTAATAATCAAAAGACTAATTCTTACTTGAAAAAATTATAAAACAAGCTTATTTCCGATTAAATAATTATCTAGAGCTTCAGTTAAAGGTGATGATGTACTATTAGTTTGCTCAACGAATTGTTGTAATTGAGGTCTATCAATAGCCATATAAGAGCCCGGAACACTTGGTTGTGTTACAATATCCCAACACACCATTTGGAAATCATCCTGAACAATTAATTGACCATTAACTTCTTTTAATGAACCAACACCACGTGAGGATACACCAATACGAATTCTGTTTCTGATTAGATTAGCAACCTCATCACCAACAGTTGAAACAATACCATGTTTGACAAATCCCGGAGTCATGATAATCTCCATTTTACCCATCAGGGTTTTACCTTCCCACCACGTTTCAATTATGTTGTGACTAACACGCCCACCATCAATAGTAATAGTTTCCGGATGATTCAATTCACCGATAGCACTACGAGTTCTAATCGCTTCCTGATATAATTCATTTACTTTACGTAAAACATGTTCCGGATATACACGACCGTTTTTATTGATAACACAATACTTTTGTAAAACCACGTATAATACCAATGGCTCAACTATAGTAAGTTTATCACTTTGAATTTTGGAAATTTCATTAATGAAAGGTTGATTACGCGGTTCATCAGGACTGATAAAACCAGCATCATCTTCAATAAGAAGACTTCGAACGTTAGTTAAATTCTTGGTGTTTAATGAAAATTGATTATACATTCAATATATAGTGAAGTAAAATTCACCACATATAAATATTGATAATCAATTAAAAAAACCGGGGGTTACCCGGTTTCAATATCTAACGCTTATTTAATTGGAATTTGAAATATTGATTATTCATGAAAACCTCATCAATTACACTTCGACATATATCTCTTAATTCTGATTCAAGTTCAATTAATTTATGATCAATATTACTATATAAAAAAGTTATTTCGCAATTTGCGAATTGCGAAACCCCCATACTAACACCGGTTTCACGCATGTCTAAATTCACAATAAATCTATTAGTTTTATTAGTTTTAGTACTTAGTGAATTATATGTTACACGTCTGATATCTTTATGTAATTTGTTTATTACCTTAAGATATTCGTCATGGTCACACAATAGTTCATCAATTGGTTCGGCCCAACTGGATATAGTCACATATGCCGATTTTGTTTGTTTAGCGTCTACGCTACCAATTGAAATTTTAAACGTATTGTCGATTTGATCTTTAATTTGCTTACCTCTTTTTACCATAAAATCTATCTTTTTACTATTATAATGAAAAAAAAGATAGCAGTCAAGAGGTTGATTAATGACTCATGCTACGCCAGAAAGCGATAAGTAAAGTAATAACTATTTGAAGGAATGTAATAATTGAAATCGCAGCTATCCACCGACCTTTTTGTTTATAAATTTCATCCTTGGCCTCCTTCATTTGAACAGGGGACCAAACATCATTAACCGATTGAATCCATTGTCTATGCTCACCACTGGTTTTCTCCAAACCATTTAAACCAACTAACTGACGATTAATTTCACTAAATTTTTGGTCAATATCTTTTCTAAGAGTTTCTTGGTTAGACTTCAAATCTTCCAATGATTGAAGTACTAAACGACTATACTCATTCCAAGTTTCTCTTTCTTCTAATGGCATTTTGGTTAATGTAATTTATTAGGTTCTTTTATAATCTGCTTTATCTCACTGAAAATCTTTTCATAGATATCAAGCTGACCCTCAGTAGTAAATATGTTATTTAATCGTTCAGAACCTTTCTTAACCAAATTATTTATCCTATGGAGTTTTTTTTCTAAAAACATGCATCTATTATTTGCCTCCTCGATATCTAAATTGAGTACAAATTGACGTAATTCTGCTATATGTGGATATCCATTCATTCTATTATTTCAGCATAGGCTATTACCATACTTTCTTCATACATATAAACTAACCATCGTAATTTTACGTATGTGCCATCTTTTTTTAACAAACGATTAGTAAACCCTTTTGTCGCTTGTTTACCTATAACAATCTCACGTTCCTCCATGCTTTGATTTATATCATCTGGATGTAACAAATGTAAGTAAGATGAAGCCGTTAGTTCTTCCTCACTATAACCCATAACCTCACAAAATTTTTTATTAACGTGTTTGAAGTAATAATCCATTTCAGTCAAACAAATCATAACAGGTAATTCGTTTAAAAAACCACTCCATATATCAATAAAAACTAAATTACGTTCATGATTAACCGATAATTTTTTATTTCGTTCACTTATCTGTCGGGCTAGAGTATTGCTTAGTTCCCGCAACCTTATCATATTTTCTGTTGAATTATCGGTTTTAATCACGTTTATTAATTTGTTTGAGGTGATAACGCCATTTTTAAATTAGCCAACCTAGGTATCTCAATTACATAATCCACCTTATCAGCATTGACACTATCTTCCAATAATTTTTCTTTGACCTCCAATAATTTACCCTTAGTCTCAATATCCGGATTCTCACTTAATTTGGTCTTGATCAAATCTAAACATTCTTTAATAACGGTTGCATATAAGTGTTTTTGGTCTTCAACACCACCCTCAACCATTTGTTTAATTAAAGCCATATCTGATTCACTTAACTCACTGTATCTGGAATTAAATTTGTCAATAACTAGTTCAGTAAACATTGTTCTAGGTAAATCAACGGATTCCCCAATCACTTTAGGTTTATTGTTTGTAATATAAGTTACGACCTTAGTAACTTTATCATTCCATTCAACAATATTAATCGGAGTTTTTTTGGTTAATATAAGATAATCAATAGCTTCAGTAATCTCATCAACTTCTTCAACCTTATGTTCACCTAATAACTCAACCAATTTCTCATTTTCTTTTATTAAACGTGAACGACTAATACCATCCAACATTTTAATGTTCTCAATAACGTATTCTCGTGCAATAACTGCATCCGGTTCGACATACTCTGTGAGGTTGCTATGTATTAAAAACTGAAGTTTCAATAATTTATTTTCTTTTAAAGCCTTAACATATGCTTTAAAAATATTTTTTTGTGGTACATCACCACTCTGACCAATACTCTCGATCATTAAGGAACTAAAAACCTGATTTAAACTACCAAAGCTGGCCATGTTTATCGTTTTAAAAATTTTTATTATAAATATATCAAACCCATCGGATGAAACTAAATTACCTTAGTAATTTTACTATTCGCCCAACAATTTATTAATGTTACCCACCATCTTATTCAAAGACTCATTTATCAATTCATTTTTCTTTTCGATATGAGCCACCTCAACTATTTTTTTATCGGACCCACCCTTAGATATACTCTCCACTAATCTATTGAAATAAATGTTTGTATTTCTTTTTATACGCTTAGCTTGATTTTCTTTTAATAATTGTCTTTTCTTTTTTAATATTTCAAGCATTTCATTGGTTGGGGTGATATCAGTCATATCATCTGGATTCGGCTCAGTACCACCTTCCGTATTATCAGCATTTTCATCTGGTGCTTCAGTATCATTATCACCATTATCTTCATCAAAATCCATATCCACCGGACTTAGACCGCCACCACCAAAGCTTCCACCAAGACCACCACCACCACCTGAACCTCCAGCATCACCACCTTCAGGTCCTTCACCCTCAGGAGTTCCACCTTTCATAGCCTGTTCCATATCACCATAAATCCTGTCTACAACATCAAATACACCAGTGTGTTTAATAACACTAGCTGTATTGAGTAATTCAGCAGCCGCAGCCTTCTCCATTCTCTGTTGTAATAAATCCTCTTTGATATCATCATCTGACATACCCAAAATCTTTTTCTTACCCCGGGTCATCGAATAAGTACCAAATCCATTTCCAGCATCACTAACAGCATCCTTATAAAGCGTAACCTTACTTTGTTCCAATTCAATCCTTAGAACCTCAGCTTGGTTAGACGGATTATTCATTGTAATCGTGAAATTCCTAATTTCATCTTTAAACCCGATCAATATCAAATGTGTGATTATTATTTGATTTAAAGCTTGAATCGCGGATTGTTGAATCCGATTAATTGTTCTGGCAAAACGAATATCCTGAAGTGATAGGTTTTTACCATCACCGGCAGCATCCGAAAAACCCAAGAATGGTTTAGGTACACGTAAAGCTGTAAATAATTTATTCTGAAGAAATTCAATATCAGCAATATCACCTAGGTTGGTAGCACCGGGAAGTGTATCAATAGGGTTTGGCGCATCTTCACTCCTTACTGGTATAAAATAATCCTGATCATTACTTAATTGATTAAATCTAACATCTAATTGACCAGTTCTTGGGTCGATGATGGGTGATCGTTTAAATCTATTCGCAATTTCATCAATGTATGGACCAACGTCTGCCGGGTCGATATTACCGACAAATATCTTAAACACCCGACGTTCAGGTGCTCTGGTAATACGATAAACCAACATTGAATCTTCAGATAAAACTAGTTGCTTCCATATTCTTCTGGCTTTTTCTAAAATTGACGAACCATACGGTAAACGTCTATCATCACCTAACAATCTAAAATGAGCAATCTGAAACTTCTGAAAAGTCAAATCTTGTTTTGGCCAAGAAAAACTTGTTTCTAATTCTTCTGGGTTTGGGTCGGTACTAATCGCTAATTTATGGATATCACCTTCTTTACGTTCTATCTCAAAATTTGGTAATTGACGACTATTGACTACACCAATATCTTTTTGTAGATTTAAAAACAAAAAATTATCACCATACTTACACATGTTTCTGATATACATTGGTAAAGTCGTATGAATATCTAACCTGTTAAATAACAAGTCTTCGATTTCACCTTTTACCCTAGTGCTATCTGAATAAACATTAATCATCCTACCATCTGAATTAAGCGTTGTCGATTCTTCCATCATTATATCCAGAGCAGCCGCAATTTCAGGGAAAAACTCCATAGCTTCGAAATCTGAATACGAAGCCAATCTGGTAGTTTCATAAACCAGAGCATCATTGACTCTGGCTGCGTCAACCTTATTAACTGTTCTATTCAAATAGCTGGATTGTTGATATTCCAACTTCTTAACCCTAAAATCCTCTTTATCATTGGTACGGAGCAATTCCCGATCTTTAACCTCAAATCTGGTTGCAGGTTTAACCTCCGGAGTAGCCTGTTGGTCAACACCACTAATTGCGCGATTTAACCTCTGCCAAATTGTAAACTTTTGTGCCATTATCTAATTTTAAGTCATCATGTATCAATTGTACATCATTGCATATAACCACATTCACAATATGCAGCACGATGGACAATACTGTCTTCAACCCTTATGTCGTAAACATAATTATTGAACCAGTCTTCACCTAACCCCCCAGCAATCGCAGAACAGAAATATTGTTGAGTGCGTTGTTCACTATTCGTTTTACTTCTTTTTTTCTCACCACGTTGAGGTGTTTTCCAGCTATAAGGTTTAGATGTATATGTCTTTAATACATGAACATTTTTCATAATTATTTATATCCGCTTAGTAACCATAAATATTGACTATTATGTGTATTGGCTGGTTTTGGTGGTCCACTTTGCTTACTACCACCCGGAGTAGGCCAATAATTACTTCCTTTTGGTTTACTAACAGTAGTTTGTGTTTCAGCACTCTGAGTAGTAGGTGTAACAACCCTCCTTACCGGTGATGAAGTACCCCAGTGACCCAACATTCCATGTACTTGAGCCGATAAACTTTTAACTTCAAGAAATGTATGTTCGTAAACCCATAACACCATACCCAAAGCCATTAGTAGATCATCATGATAACCATCCATATGATCAGCTTTACCATTAGACTTATAAACGAAGGTTTTCATCTCATCAACCAAACGACGTGAACGAACCTTAATTAAATTAAGCCTTAACTTCATTTCCAGATTTTTAACTAATGGAACTCTAACAGAATTCATGGTAAAACCCGGAATACGATTATCCTTAGCTGAAGCTTTTATTTTCTTATGCTGAATATTGAATATCCTTTCATTACCAATTTTATCATAATGTAAAAGCTTATAAGTGAATTCTAACAATTTCAGAACCGTAGGAACACCATGCCCCCCCGTAATATCAACAACTGTATATGCTTGATATCTCATACCATATTCATAAACAATCTCAGCCAGTAAATCAGGGGCTATATGAGCTTTATACTCCAATACCTCTTCCATGGTAGTTACATCCACAATAACAATAGTAGATGAATCTTCACCATCACCTCTCGATACATCCACACCCATAATGTATTCATGTCCAACCACAGGCTCTTGCCAAATCCAAACATCCTCACTTTCACCTTCATAAATAATTGGGTCCTGAACATTATTTTGCTCGTGGTATTGAATAATATCATCGTGAATAACATTCCCACCGGAACCATGGAATGAAACGTCAAGTTCCTGAGCAATCATTTTAGGGTCATGATTCATAGCACCACACATGTCCTCGTACCAAGTTGATGTAGGTTTATAACCAGCTTTAATCATCCTCTCATAGGATTCTAGTGTAAATTCAACTTCATCTATTTCTTCATCCGGTATTTTCTTATTTGTCTCTTCATCAACACCACCTTTTTTTATCCATCTAAGGTCTTTGTTGTATCGACTATCTTCATACCATCGCATTTCCACGATGTTGAATGTATTTTTACGAGCCCTTGCTAATTCGTATGTCTTATAATAAAGTGGGTCAAGACCATTAGGTGTTGAGATCAATGATACATCACCACCTGTACTCATAGCTGTCATAGCAGCACCAAATACTTCAGCACCCCGGTCAATATATGCAGCCTCATCCATAATCAAGAATGTTGGCGTATATCCACGTAACGCATCTGGTGATGTGGCCAAGGCTTTAACCTTACTACCATTAGGTAATACCAATTCGGTTTTAGTAGCACTAACATATATTGATTTTAACTCTTTTTGTGGAGTACCATAGTATTCTGAACCCCAAACCCATCTTGGTACTTGTTCAATGAAATCTTTAATTTTAATTAAAAATTCCATGGCTAATTTTTCCTTGTTAGCTAAAATCAAAATTTTCTCAGGGTTAAGTCTAGATGCAAATGACACTCTAATTGCAGCATAAGCCGCTGTTGTAGTTGAAACCCCAGCCTGTCTTGGTTTAGCAATCAGATTAAATCTGTGTGTAGTATATGCATAAATGATCTCTTTTTGTCTCGGAAATAAATAAAATGGTACAATACCACCCTGCGTTTTGTCGAAAGTTTGAAAGTACGTTTCAATAGCATAAATCGGGTCCTTAACACATTTGGTATATTCAAGTAATATTTCTTCTCTGGTTAAAAGCATTGTCCATAAATATCCCCTAAAACAATAAAACCCCCGATAAGTGGGGGTTTTACGCTAAAAACTGTTTTAACCTTAATGATGATGGAAGGTTTTAACCCATATTTTTTTGCTTTTATTTGAGTAAGATTGTAATCCTTTGACATTTAGATTGTGTAAGCCAATTTTACGGAAACGGTAAGCGAAATTCAAAGTACATACCATATCTTCAACCGATGTTGGGTCTGCAACATATAATGATGATAACCAAGAAATCTCCTTTGAAGCTACGATAGGAACTCCACTGGTTGCAAAATCAGCAGCTACAATATTAAAAGTTTCATTGAAAGACATTTGCATACCCAAATCCATTGATTTAACAACATGGATAAATTTATTGTGAGGATACCAAGGATGTTCAATTAATTTATGTTCAGGATGATTATCGAAAACAGCTCTGATATTTTTTAAAGCACTATCACCTTTCTCTACACGTTCAGAATTGATATGAAAATTAAGTCGTTTACCTAATCTGTTTGCAAAATCAATCGCAGCTACCGCTTGAATTAATTGATTTTTCATAGGTCTTATGGCACCAAAACATCCAATGTTAACAACATGCTTATCATTAATACAATGGGGTTTTGATGCTGTAGATGGATAATAATTTGGAAGAAGGAGTTGATGTTTAATCCCTACAACACTTAAATCATGAAACATTTTTTCAGTGTTAGGGGCAACTCTGATTTTAATACCGGCTTTCGCTAATTTTTCATATTCAAATAACCAACCCATTGCACTACCTTCATTAGCTAAAAACGGTAATTCAGAATGAAGTCTAATTGTCCACATTACATTTGGATGTAATTTAGCTAAGATTTCAAATTTTTCTGGAACAACCCAAAGAGCTTCGATAATAACATGCTTTGGTTTGAATTTATGTACTTCCCGATCAATACTATTGTTATCAATTACCTGAACCAACTCAGAACGAATACCTTTTTCATTCAACATTTGACATACAAACGTTGCACTATTAAACAAACCAGATTGGATATGTTTACTATATGTGGTATTACCGTAAAGGTGTTTTTGTTTTAGAATAAAGAGAACTTCAATTTTCATAGGTAAGTGTTTCAACTATAAATATTGAAACTTACCTTAACCTCTATTTTAATTAGATTAAATTCAAATTATTTTTATCAACAAAAAACCTCCACAAAATTTGTGGAGGCATCATTAGTATTTTTACTATTTTTTAGAAACCCAATTCGCTAATATCAAAGCCTTCAATATCCTCATCATCATCTGAGTTATCATTCATCTCATCTTCAACCATGTCTGATTTAATTTGACCAACCATATCAGCAATAAGTGTTTTACCGGCGATTGAACCTGAGAATATTTCACGCATATCCTTATTGAATTCCGCTGGTGATTTTTTTACCAAATCTGTAAAGACATGATGCTTAAGATGAAAATCATCAGCATCAAAAGCATCGCAAAATTTCTCCCATAAAGCGGTACCCAATCGCATATCCCATAATTCAGCTTCAGCAAAATCTGCTTTACCCAAAACATATTCACACATTTTCTTATCCTTAGGTAATCCATGCGCTGAGAAAATCTCCATCATACCTTTAATGATCTCATGAATGAGAATTGGTAGAGAAATTGCTCTGGCTATGATTTTAGGTTTGTCATTAAATTCTACGTGAACTCTACCACCAGCAGCAGCACCGTCAGTAGGTTTTGGTATCATTAACTGCGTATATTCAGCCAAAGTCATAAACTTATCGTAAGCATTTATTAACCGAGGATTAACATCCATTAGCTTTTTATTAGCTAAATGGAACATATGATTTGTTTTAGTTGCGGAGCCCTGAATTAATGCGTTTATTAATCTACGTTTTTTGATTTCATCAATAGCCTCAATTGACTGATCATAACTCTCAAACTGATGTGGTTCACTTGTTGGGGTAAATGGAAGATCATCAATATTAAATTTATTAGTGATCTCAGCATCAATATCCACAGCATTTTCCGGAATATCGAATTCCTCTTTAACCATTTCAATAGCTATCTCAACCAATTCTTTTAAATTATGTCGTTCCATTTCCTGAATTTCACTGACGATATCGTAAATTGATGAAATAATTTCAGGTGTAATTTCTTCAGTATCAAAACTACGTTTTAAATGATTTGTTACATCATTAAATCGCTGATTAAGTATAAGTTCATCAAAAGACGAATTTTCTAGTCTAGGGAAAGCCGGGTGATCACCTAAACTATGTTCTTTACGTCTAACAGCATCCAAGATATTTGGTGGTAAGGTATTAAAATTAAACCCCTGTGATACATCGGATTTTTTTATCCGACCCAAAATCTTATTTACAATTTTTTCGCTCATTAGTTAAAATTATTATCATCGTTTTGTGTAATACCAGCTAAACTTTTAATATCCCCAATTATTTGATACAATTTTTCTTTGGGGACGTTCACAAGTTCAGCAAAAGCTAAAATAACTTCTTTTTGTGCCCTTGGATTACCTCTAATGCTTTTTATAGCCTGTGGGGGTATTTTAGTTTCAATACTCTTTATCAACTTCTGAGCTTTAGAGGTTAATGAGTCTTCTGGTTGATCTTCATTCATTACCCATTGTTCAGCAGATTTCCCGGTTCCAAATAATTTCTCACCGATAAATTGTTTTAATTCCCGGCGATTCATAAAGGTTTCATCAGGCCTTATTTGATTTTTGGTTAAATCCAGAGTACTTCTGAATTTCCTAATTGCCATATTCTCCTTATTCACATAGAAGAACTTGTAACCATCCAATGCTGGGTGGTCAATAGGTTTAGTTTCATTAGGTTTATATTTATGCTCAAATTCTTCCTGAGTAAGGATTATGTTTTCACCAGAATCATTGATATCGTCGTAACAATAAACTCCGGTAGTTTCACCACCTTCAGGTTTTAAAGCTCTAACCATTTGAAACTTCTTACCTTTTATTACAAATGGCTTAGAAACGTTTCGTCCGTCTTCATATATATTGGATATAAATTGCATTTTAATATTTGAGTATTAAATCACGACTATATAACTTATCTTCAATAACTTGTTTTTCCATACCAAAAGGAAAAACCAAACGATCTTCTGGATAAGTTTCATAATCCATTATGTTTTCCCACCCTAAAGCAATCACGCCATCCATTGCAGCCCACAATGAATGTATCGTACTATCTTGAACCAAATCCAATTTTAACCCACTAGTTAAAACACCAACAGTTTTGATATAAACCTCATTTGGTGGTTGTGCTCTTCCGGAACTAGGTTCCATATCCCAATCTTCCCCATCAATATTCTTAGTAGTATCACTAAATATGAATTCATATAGATACTGACCTTTATGATTTTTACCGATAGAATTTATATAAATCAAATACATTATTGTATGTAAACATTTAATTCATATGTTATTCCACTATTATAAACTTGAAAGTTTAGTGATACTTTTTGTTCAATTCCACCTTTATATAAAGTAACGTGGAATTTAGCTGTCTGACCATCTTTTGGTTTATAACTAGTTGTAACTTGATTAAACCAAGCATCATCTTCAATCACATAACCCTTTTCTTCAGCAACCCTTTTAGCTTCATTTAATGCTGAACCATAAGATGTATGATATATTTTAAAGTCAGACTTACCTTTACCTTCTTTTACTTGAGCCTTAGCTGGTGATTTTTGAGGTGTAACTGTAGGCCTAAAAGGAAGCTCTCGACGAGTTGGTTTAGTGGCTGGTTTAACATCCGGTTTCGTCTTTGGTTTTGTAATTGGTTGATTCATATCCTTATTAAATTCTTCGGTAATGTTTACAGATTTTGCTTCATCTGACTCTTCTGGTGCGAATATACTCAATTTTTTTGGTTTAACAATGAAAGATTCATCATTTTCTGATAAACCATCATCTACACCTAAATCTAATTCACCTGAATCATCAGCGTTGTCAGATTGTTTGGGTTCATTTGATTGTTCACCACCATCTGCTGGCTGACCCCCATCACCTTTTCCAGAGTCCTCTAGTTTCTTAACAATATCTTCCCGATCAGCTTCACTCATGTCTCCACTGTGTGTTGCTGAGATCGTTGAATTTAATACAAATTTCTCCAGCTCAAAATCCGGAGTACCATTTTTATCATTGTATTTACGTAGGGATTGACCTAGTTTTCCAGTTAATTGTTGAATAAACTTTTTTGGGTCACTTTCTTCATCAGCTTGAACACCAGCATCAAATTTCTGATCATTAAACGGTTTATCATCTACCGGAGGTTCATTCGATGGAGTTGTTTCTGGTTCTGGTGTCTGAGAAGGTTGAGGTGCTGGAGACTGAGGTGCTGAAGCCGGGGTTTCATTTCCCAGCTTTAACACAAATTTCTTTTCGTTTAATCTATTCGGTAAACTTTTTTTTTACGAGTAATATCATCGATCACTTCATCGATGGTGGCTATAGAACGCGCAACACTTAAACCTTTTTTGAATGTAGGTTTTTTAGATTCGTTGAGCATATCTTCAATAGCTTTTTCTTCTTCACTCAATTCAATTTCTTCTTCAATTTCTTCTACTTCAGGTGTTTCATCTGATTCATCAATAACATCTTCTTCGTAAATTGTTTCATCAGATTCGAAAGTATTAATTCTAGCTTCCACACCGTAAGCTTCATTTAAAGACAATAATTTAAGGTTCAACTGCTTTAATGCTTGTGAATAAGTTGGGTAACGACGTTCTGTGATATTCTGCAATCCACCAACATATCCAAAGTCCTTAACAGTAAGATTTGGTTTATTCTCAGCAATCTTAATATAATGATTATGGTTTTCTCTAACAATACCATATACATTATTATCAGCTCCTAACTTCATGTGTTCCAGAACAGCATTACTATGTTTTGATTCGTTAACCATTGGCCCCATCAATTCGATAGCTCTGGCAAGAAGTTCTTTACCTTTCAGTCCTACTGGATTAACACGTAATTTTTTACTCATTTGTTTTGTTGTCTTTAACTGTTTAGATAAACCGGACCACCGGATACATCTATATTATCACCTAGAAGATAGCAATTCGTACCACTACTTATCGATCTAACCAATAAATTAACCGAACTACCAGCAGCTAATGCAATAGCCACCCCATTAACTGTCGGTGTAGCTGCTGCTGAAGCATAAATACACGAATATGTATGCGCTGTAAAGTTGGCACTTGCTGCCGGGACCATCACAGTATAAACTTGGTTATTTATCGCCATTATTAAATTCTTTATCTTAGAAACGAAAAATCGCTCCGTTAATAAATATGAATTAAAAAACAAAAAAGCACCTAATAATTTCAGTGCTTTTTAACGTGAACTACCCATCCACACCATAGGCGATAGATTGGGTTTCAAGGGTCACAGACTCACCTAATGGTGACGCCTTACCTTGTTTTTGTTTAGTGTCCGACTTGCATTCCACAACCAGACAATACGTTTATTCCCTTTGCGTTAATATATTCTTTCCCGCATTTACATTCCGATGGGTGGGTTTTACGCTCCATCCTATAAAATCTTTAGTTTTAAAGTGCAACGTCATATTTCACCCCATCTAAGACTAACCATTTGATCTCGTTGATATTTACTTTCCTGATATTAGCCCCCTTATTATCAGGGTCTGGGATATCCATATCAATAACATCGTAATAGCCATTTAATGAACTAAATTGAACCTTAAAACCACGTAGTTTACGTTCCTCACCCGGTTCAAATTCTACAATAGGGTTGTTTTGAATAGAAGATAATGCATCCTCCAAAGTTTGTTTCCCATCAGAAAACGCTTTTTTAGCATTTTCGATTTGAGCAGCTTTTAACTCTTTTAGCTTTTTTGGTGTGACGAAGGATGATAGCATTTAATGATTAAGTTTATGCAAACATAGTGATTTTTAATTAAAAACAAAATTAATTTGACTTTTATACATTTTGGTGGTATTTATTGTGTATACACCAAATGCAACTTGTCGAACGACATATAATTAATTCCAATCATTTCGCTTATAACGAATGCGATAATATATGTTTCGCTTCCAAAAATTTATATAATAAAGCCAATTATATTGTTCGACAGGAATTCATTAAAACAACTAAAGAAAAGCAAGAGGGTTTACGGGAATACGCAATATATCTTAACTATTTCGATATCAGAAGGATATTAATCAATTCAGATGAATATAAATCCTTGCCACGTAAGGTATCAAATCAAACATTAATGATGTTGGACCGTAATTGGAAATCTTTCTTTAAATCAATAAAAGATTATGTAAAACATCCAAATAAGTACACGGGCAAACCTAGTTTACCCAGATACCTTAATCCTCAAAAAGGTAGGTTCATTACAACTTATGAATTAGGCGCAATATCCGGCAGATGGCTTAAACAAGATTATCTTGCATTATCTCAGTCCAATATTAAAATACCAATCAGGTGTAAAAATGTAAAACAATGCAGGATTACACCACGTAATAATGAATACATCATTGATGTAATCTATGAGGTTGAAGACCCAAAAGAAAAGAATGATAATGAAAGATACGCTGGTATTGATTTGGGGGTAAATAATTTGGCTACTGTGGGTAGCAATGTGGTTGAACCTTTTATTGTTAATGGTAGACCACTCAAAAGTATAAATCAGTTTTATAATAAAAAACTGGCTTATTATAAAAGCATTTTAGAAAAGAATGAAAATAAAAAAACGAGTGGAAGATTAGTTAAATTAACTAACAAGAGAGATAAGAAGGTTAAGGATTATCTCCATAAATCAAGCAGAATTATTGTAAATAAATTAGTTGAAAATAATATTAACACTCTTGTTATCGGGAAGAACGATGAATGGAAACAAAGGGTTAATATGAGCAAAGCAAACAATCAGAATTTTGTTAGTATACCGCATAGTACTTTTATTCAGATGTTAGAATACAAGGCTAAATTAGTAGGTATCAGAGTTGTTATTCAGGAAGAGAGCTATACATCCAAGTGTAGTTTTTTTGATCTGGAAGAAGTAAGGAAGCAACAGGTTTATAAGGGTAGACGTCTGAAGCGAGGGTTATTTAAGACATCTATGGGTAGATTAGTTAATGCTGATCT